GATCTAGTTGGAATATATGCAAAATGTTATGATAGAAGCATCAGAGCTCAAATTGGATTTAGTATCTTCAATATAGTAAATAGGTTGATGAGCAGAAATATTCCTTTTGCTGTTGGTGCGTTCATGCTAACAAGAAAAGATGCATTTGATCGGCATGGGGGATTCTCTGAACAATATTCAACTAGCGAAGACTTTTTTCTTTCGAAGAAGTATGATGTTAAAAAATTCAAATTAGTTAATCACTATTTTGGACAAGATAGTAGACGATTTAAAAAGATGGGATACTTTGGTATGGCGTGGTATCTGATTAAGAACTTTTGGAATAGAGACAACAAACAATACTGGGAAAACTTAGACTCATCAAAGTACTGGAAAAATAAATGAAAAACTTTATACATTTTTTAGAAACAAAAGATCATCTAGTTTTGGAACCCCTTCCCTATAAAAGAGATGCACTAGAACCTTACAAGAGTAAAGAAACAATCAACTACCATTACGGCGAGCTCGCGGCTGGATATGTTAAGAGATTCAATAAAGGTGAAGGAGATCCTTCTTTCAATACAGCAGGCGCCTTCCTACACAATCTATACTTTCCCCAACTGCAGCCCCCCTCAAATGATAATACTCCAACTGGTGCTAGCTTATCTTTGATCGAGCAAAAATATAAATCTTATTCTAATTTTCAAGAAGAATTAAAAAAGATTGCAATGAAAATACAAGGATCTGGGTGGGTGTACATGAGTATAGAGGGTCAAATAAAAACAATTAAGAATCATGAAGTAAGAGATGACATTGCTTTATTAATTGATTGGTGGGAGCATGCTTGGGCACTTGACTATCAGTCAAAAAAAGATGAGTATCTAAAAAATATTTGGAAACTAATAAATTGGCAAATAGTAAACGATAGACTAAATCGAGAAGCAACATGATCACAATAACAGAATCTGCAAAAGAAAAGTTGATTGATATCTTAATAGATGAGAAGGATCCATCTATATCATTGAGAACGTATGTACAGGGCGGTGGTTGTTCGGGGTTCACATATGGGTTCACTTTAGATGGAAGTAAAAATGAAGATGATTATGAGTTTCCGTTAGACAATTATAGGATTCTTGTAGATGCTATGAGTATGCAATATTTGCAAGGCGCAACAATAGATTACAAAGATGAATTAATGTCAAAAGAATTTGTAATTACAAACCCAAATGCTAAACACACATGCGGATGTGGTAGCAGTTTTACTGTATAAGGAAAAAAAAATGAGACTACTTAAATTCGAGGCCGACTGGTGCGGTCCATGTAAACAATTAACCAAGACAATGGAAGGAATGGATCTTCCATTTCCTGTTGAGCGAATTGATATTGATAATAACCGTGATGCTGTGGTTGAATTTGGTATTCGTGGTGTACCACATATGATTTTACTAGATGACAATAACAACATCATCAAACGTATTGGTGGTGCTCTAACACAAGAACAATTAAAAGAGGCATTCGAACTACAATGAACGCAACAAGAAAGAAGTTAAAACTAACCGATGAGAGAAGCTTTTTTAAACCATTTAACTATCCATGGGCATATGACGCGTGGTTAAAACATGAACAAAGTCATTGGTTACATACAGAAGTACCAATGTTGGAGGATGTAAAAGATTGGAAGAACAAACTGAGCGATTCGGAGAAACAGTTCCTGACAAACATCTTCAGGTTTTTCACGCAAGGAGATGTGGACGTGGCAGGTGGATATGTGAAGAACTATCTTCCATACTTCCCCCAACCAGAGATTCGAATGATGTTGAGTGGTTTTGCGGCAAGGGAAGCACTTCATGTAGCTGCCTACAGTCATTTGATCGAGACTTTAGGGATGCCGGACTCAACATACGACGAGTTCCTGCAGTACAAGGAGATGAAAGACAAGCACGATTATTTCTTGTCTCTTGCGGGCCAGGATGCGACGACGATAGCTCAACAGATTGCAGCATTCTCTGCGTTCACGGAAGGAATGCAACTTTTCTCGAGCTTCATTATGCTACTAAACTTTGCCCGTCACGGAAAGATGAAGGGAATGGGTCAGATCATTACGTGGTCGATAGTAGATGAGACGATGCATGCTGAATCAATGATTAAGCTGTTCCGTACATTTGTTGAAGAGAATAGAGACATATGGAACGACCAGCTTAAAGGTGAAATCTATAGCATTGCAGAAAAAATGGTTGAACTAGAAGATCACTTCATTGACCTAGCGTTTAGTTTAGGAGCAATGGAAGATCTAACATCAGCAGATGTTAAAAAGTACATCCGCTATATTACAGATCGTCGTCTGATTAGTCTGGGTCTCAAAGGTATTATGAAAGTAAAGACTAATCCATTGCCATGGGTTGAGGAGATGATTAACGCACCCACACACACTAACTTTTTTGAGAACCGTTCTACAGATTATGCAAAAGCAGCGACAACTGGATCATGGGGTGAGGTGTGGGCTCAGGCAGCATAACATTAGGAACAGATAACTTTGTTTTTGATTTAAATAAAGCATTCCCACCTCTTAAAGGAAATATCTACATCGCTCTAACGGGTGGTGTAGAGTCCACCATTCTTGCGCACATTCTAACAAAATTTTATAATGTAAAAAATGTAATTGCTTGTACATACAAGTTTGGTGACCGGAGATTGTGGGAATTTCATAAAGCTGCAAACATTGCAAGCCTTATCGGTATTAGGCATGTTGAGGCCGGTTATATGGAAAAGTTTGTTGGGTATGATACACCTCCTACATCCCAATCATACTTCAACAGAGAGAATGCTGTTTTTGATTACGTTCGTGCTGATCTTGACTTTGCTGCAGGGTTTACAGGTAAGAACACAACAACGCTCGATCCCGAGGCTATCACAAAAGAAGAGCAAGCAAAGTATCTTGAATGGTTTGAGGTGCATCGTCCGTTCTTATTAATGGACAAGCATCATACGCTTGATTTGTTTTATAAGTTTAATGTTGAATATTTACTTGAACACACACATTCCTGTCAGAGCAGAGGCAACCTTCACTGTGGAGATTGTCATGCATGTTGGGAGCGAATAGATGGGTTTGATAGGCTTGGCAGGAGAGATCCGGCTATATACAATAAAGACTACGATTCACTTGTCTTGGAAGTGAGAAAGTTTTTTAAAGAGAGATGGCCTAGAAAAACAAAGGAGTAAGTATGATAGAACAAGAACAAGAACCACACATATGTTTTGAATGTGATGCAGAATTTATTGTTCATACACCACACGAACAAGAAGCACCCATTTCTTTCTGTCCATTCTGTGGAAGCGAAGTAGATGAGAGTTTTGATGAAGAATTCGAAGAAGATCCTGACTTAGAAGATTATCAATGACGTGGTTTTATAAAGGTCTGCCTTTTGAAGAACCGTCAGATGAGCATTATGGGTTTGTTTACAAGATAACAAATCAACATACACAGCGAGCATATATTGGTAAAAAGTTATTTTGGTTTAAAAAGACCAAAATACTAAAAGGTAAAAAGAAACGATACCTTGCTGCATCAGATTGGAAGAGTTATTTTGGTAGCTCGGTATCTGTTCAAAAGGACTTGGAATCTCTTGGTAAAGATGTATTTCGTCGAGAGATAATAATGTTGTGTCGGAACAAAGGTGAATGCACATATTATGAAGCAAAGGCGCAATTTGATAACGGCGTTCTCTTTAATCCAGAAATGTTTTATAATGATTGGATCATTTGTAGAGTACATAGAAAGCATGTATATGAAACCGCAACAAAGCCCACAGAAAATCAACCTGACGTTGTACAACCGCCTCAACAGTGAGAAGGTTACTGGTGACTTAATCAGTGAAGAAGAGATTGAAGGTAAGAAGTTTTATGTAATGAGGGTCGGTCAAAGGATGTTAAAACTCTCAAAAGATGCATATACTTCAAAGAAAATGTTTGCACACAGTTGACATTATTGTGTTAAATGTGTATACTCGTCGTATAACCTAATGGTTATGTTTTGTTATATTAAGAAAGGAAAGTGAAATGATGACTCAAAAAGAAAAACTGCGTAAAGCTTTTTTTAACGGTGCTGAATTGACAAGCAAGCAAATTCGCGCGCAATTCAAAATTGGTTCACCAACAAAGGTCGTAAGTCTTCTGCGTATGGAAGATGGTCTGCCAATCTATGCTAACAAGCATACTGACACCAAAGGTCGTGAGACCACTAAATTCCGTCTGGGAACACCAAGCCGCAAAGTCATTGCAGCTGGTTACCGTGCGATGGCTATGGGTGTTGTCTAAACATTTAAAATGTTAGACAGTAAAGGGGCTTAGTGCCCCTTTTTTTATTTTGGAGTTTGTATGCAACATATGATTAATTATTTTTCCGAAGCAACACCCACAGAACAACAAGCGTTCCGCGGTTGGCTGTCTACTATTTTACACGAGGGTACCGTAAAAGTTACCTTTATCAAAAGCGATGGAACCGAACGTGAAATGAATTGTACGCTACAGGAAGGCGTTGTTGTTCCTCATGAAAAGACAACAGACCGTGTAAAAGAAAAGAGTGATGAAGTGTGTCCTGTTTGGGATATAGATAAAGGAGCATGGCGTTCGTTTCGCTATGATTCAATTTGTAAACTAAATTTTGAAGCGAGTGAATAATGAAGTACATTAAAAGTGATTGGCAAAACGTTGGGTTTACTTGTTCAACGTTTGATTTGCTCCACGCTGGACATATCCTAATGCTTGAAGAAGCAAAAGGTCAATGTGATTATTTGATTGTTGGTCTTCAGACAGATCCTTCTATTGACCGTTCAACAAAGAACAAACCTGTCCAGACTATCGTTGAGCGGTACATTCAACTGAGTGCTGTTAAATTTGTTGATGAGATTGTTGTTTACCAGACAGAAGCTGATCTAATCGATTTACTATCCGTTCTTCCTATCGACGTTCGAATTGTTGGTCAGGAGTATGAAGGTAAACCGTTTACCGGTAAAGAGTTGTGTGAGGAACGAGAAATCCGTATCTATTACAACTCACGTAAACATAGGTTCAGCACTTCTGATCTTCGTCAGAGAACAAGCACAGCACAATCAAACTACTACCAACCAAAATTCTAATGCGTGTACTTGTAACAGGCTCGTCGGGATTCATTGGATCCGTTCTTTGTAAAATGCTATCAGAGGAAATGGGAATCCTTGTATTCAAATGCGACACACAGCCGGATATTCCAACATATAGACAAACATCATTTCTTCGAATGTCTTTCGATGATGATATTGTTATTAAGACGATTATTGATAACGACATTCAAACAATATTTCACTTAGCTGCAACAAGTCTTGTTGGACCAAGCTACGAAGATCCTCTAACATACTTCTGGAACAACACATCACGAACAACAAATTTTCTTCATAAGTTAAGATTAGCTGGATGGAAGGGACATATTATATTTTCTAGTACGGCAGCTGTGTACGAGGAAAAAGATAGGCCTGTTCATGAAGCTGATGATGATGCACCAATTAATAACTATGGTAAGAGTAAGCAGTATTGTGAGGAGATGTTGCAGCACGCTTGGAAATATGAAATACATTCAACTATATTTCGGTACTTTAACGTTGCTGGTGCCTATGAGGAATGCGGTGAAGAGGATGGAGACACACATCTAATTTCGAAGCTATGTGAAGCTGCATATGATAACAAAACGTTCCTTGTTTACGGGGATAATTATTCCACAAAAGATGGTTCTTGCGTGAGAGACTATCTCCATGTCCGTGATGTGTGTGCAGCACAGATTTATGCATGGAAGCGTAAGGTTTATGGCACGTTTAATCTTGGAACACAGCAAGGTACAAGTGTGTTAGAGATGGTTGATGTATTCCAAAAGGTTACCGGAACTGCACTTGATTGGACTGTTGTTGATAGGCGAATGGGTGACCCTGCATATCTTGTTGCGGCTCCGAAGTGGTTTAAAGCCTCTGGATTTGTCTACCAACACAGTGACATATATAATATTATTGAATCGAGTTGGACACACTATAAAATGATGAGGGAAAAAGAAAATGGGATTTGATGTTAATGAGATATCGAAAAACTCTAAAGGCGGTACCGAGCTTCTACGAATGGAGTTGGAAAAACGGTTACCTGAAGGGTTGATTGATGACTTTCAAATTATTTGTTCTCGTGTAAGAGAAATTGACAATGATAAAATCAAAGTGTATTGGTTGCACGATCTACCGGAAGATCCAGAAACCAACCACCTAAAAGATGGCAACAGCCGTGACCGGTTCCATAAGATGGTATTCTGTGGTAATTGGCAGTACACGCGTTACCGTGACTATCTTGGCGTGCCACATGATAGTAAGTCGATTGTTATCGACAACGGCGTTGAACCGATTCCTGTTCATGAAAAACCAAAAGACGAAGTCCGTTTAGTATACTTTTCAACTCCACAACGTGGATTGGAAATACTCGTGCCTGTGTTTGAGGAATTATGCAAGAAGCATGATAATATTGTTCTTGATGTGTTTTCCAGCTATAGCATTTACGGATGGGATGAAGCAGATAAACGTTTTGAATCTGTCTTTGAAAAATGCAGACAGCATCCTAAAATTAATTACCACGGCTCACAACCAAATGAGGTTGTTCGTGAAGCATTACAGAAAGCTCATATCATGGCATATCCATCTATTTGGATGGAATGTAACAGTAGAGCAGTAATTGAAGCAATGAGTGCTGGGCTACTATGTGTTCATCCAAACTACGGCGGACTCGTCGATACATCAGGTGGGTTGAACTTTATGTACCAATGGGAAAATAATCAATCCGTCCACGCTAACACTTTCTATTCAGCTCTCGATCACGCAATTGAGACTGTTTTACAAGAAGATACACAAAACTACTTGAAATTAGTTAAAGTTTATGCTGATACAAGATTTGCATGGAATAGAATTGCTCCACAGTGGGAAGGTCTGTTGAGACTTTTGAAGGAGAAGTATCCTACAGTTGAATCACGAAAGGTTCAATCTCCTATGTTTAGATATCGGACCGGTTGACTTTTGTATTAAATTATTGGACAGTGAATGCTCAATAATTAAGGTATAACATGATTCTATTAGATTTATCACAAGTAATGATCTCCAATATTATGACGCAGGTAGGTGCGCACACTGATGCCATCCAACCTGATCTTGTTAGACATATGGTGATCAATACAATTCGTTCTCTTAAAACAAAATATGGTAAAGAGTATGGTGAATTTGTAATTGCTGCTGATGCAAAGAAATATTGGCGACGCGAGTATTTCCCACCATACAAAGGAAATAGAAAGGCCGACCGTGAAAAGTCATCTATTGATTGGCCTGCTCTTTTTGATATACTCAACCAAATCAAACAAGAGCTGAAAGATAATTTTCCATACAGAGTTGTTCAGGTAGATGGTGCTGAGGCAGACGATGTCATTGGTACGTTATGCATGGAATTCGGTTCTGAGCTAAATAATGGAAACAAGATTCTTATTCTCAGTGGAGACAAGGACTTTGTTCAGCTACAACGATTTGGCAATGTTACTCAATATGACCCTGTTCGTAAGAAAGAGATCGTTAGTAATAATCCTGAGTTGTTCCTGAAACAATTAACGCTGTCAGGCGATCGTGGCGATGGAGTGCCAAACGTACTTTCACCTGATAATTCTATTATTGATGGCCTGAGACAGAAACCTCTCAGAGAAACAAAGATTAATGAACTTCTCAATGCAGACTTTGATTCTTTACCAGAAGAAATCATACGTAACTGGAATCGTAACAGTATGTTGATCGATCTACGTTGCATTCCTCAGAACATACGCAATTCCATCCTGCAGGAATATAATTCACAGGCAAACAAGCCTCGTGATAAAATGTTTAATTATTTTATTCAACATAAGATGAAAATTCTTATGGAAAACATCGGTGACTTCTAATGAAATACAGCCTCTCAGAAATTCTTAACATTTGCTCTACACTTTCCAATGAAGAAAAGGTAAAGTGTCTGCAACAAAACGACACTGCCGCTATGCGAGCAGTTCTCCAGTACGCTCTCGATCCTCGTGTAGAGTGGCTACTTCCTAAAGGTACGCCACCATACACTCCTTGTCCGTTTCCTGATCAAGAAGGAAATTTGATACGAGACATCCGTAAACTAAACTTATTCGTAAGGGGTGGCGATCACCCCGGCATGCATGGGGTGAAACGTGAAGCTCTCTTTATTCAGTTTCTCGAAGGAGTCGATCCTAAAGATGCTCTTCTCATTGTAAGCGCCAAGGACAAAAAACTTCCATACAAAGGTATTACTGCTAAGATTATCAACCAAGCCTATCCAGGTCTGATTCTTGAAAAGGAGAAGGAAGTAAGTGAGTAAAGCTCAACGCAAATCTGTTTCTAGTAATTTTGATCGTGAAGAAACAACACGCCACCATTATAAAATTCAAAAGAATTTGCAAAACAAGAAGATGATGAAGAACCTGGACAAGGCTCTGCGAAATAAAGATTATGTTAGACTAGTTAAATCGGATGATTACTAAACGTAAACAACCATTAGAAGATATGGTATTGAGTCTAACTCATACCGATCAACCAACACCCGCTATTGAGAGTACGCCAGAACAGTTGATGACGATGTTCAAGGTACTCAGTAATCTTCATAAGAGAGCGAAACATCAAAGTGTTGATCTTTACGCTGCTCCTGAACTTGAAGAGGGTTGGGGCAAGTGGGCTAAGTTTAGAAAGAATTGGGTCGATACAGAACTAAATCCTCTGTGTAGTGGAACATTTGATGAGATACGAAAAGAAAATAAGAAGTTTCTTTTAGACAAAAGAACACCGCATGAGGTGGAGATGGATAATCTTTTCATACGACGGATGTATGAAAGTAATGAAAAGTGGAAAAAAGAGCAAGAGAGTAAATGATTTTTTATTAAGGAGTATGTTATGTTTAGATTAATTAGAGAATTTTTGTTTGGTAAAAAGCAAGATCTACCAACGTTTGAGAACGGTGTTCCCGCATCAGGTGCATATTCTGGCATGCCAAAACCAGAACAAAAGACAACAGCAAACCCCTCTGCAGATCTCAAACACACGCGTATGACGCGAGTTGAAAATGAAATTGCTGTTAACAGTCAGTTAGCTGAGCAGGCAAAACAACACGTTGGTACTGGTAAAGTTGCTGCAATCTCAGAACCAATTGTTACAGCAACGACCGAGCCTGTAAAAGCAACTCGTACACGTAAACCACGTACACCAAAACCAAAAGCGTAATGCCAACCTACACGTTTAGAGATAAGAACACCGATGAGGTGTTCGATAAGATGATGAAGATATCGGAGAGAGAGCAGTATCTTTCCGATAACCCTCACATAGTAACAGTTGTCACTGCTCCAGGTGTCAATAGAGAACTTACCAGCAACATGAAGCCCGATCAGGGCTTCCGTGACGTATTGAGGGAGATAAAGAAGAAGCACAACAAAGTGTGGACACCTTCTAAAATCAACACGTTCTAATAATAAGGAGAATAAATGAACGTCAAACTTGCCTATGCTAATAATAATGAAGAAGATTTCATTTCACCAAAACCAAATAGAAAACGTAAAGTTATTCATAATAAGGAATTATTAAAGGTAAGACATATTTCACCGATGACGTGGGCTCAATCAAATATGATCGAGGCATACGCAAGAGGTGCAAATGTTATAGCAGTAGGCTCAGCAGGTACGGGAAAAAGCTTTATAGCTTCCTACCTTGCATTGAATTCTTTATTCCAAAGAGATGTAGAAAAGATTGTCGTTGTTCGTAGTGCTGTCCCCACACGAGACATGGGACATCTACCTGGAACACTTGCTGAGAAGTCAGAAGTGTATACGATTCCATATAAACAAATCTTCAATGATCTCTGTGAAAATGGAACGGCGTGGGATATTCTTCAAAAGAAGAACATGGTTGAGTTTATCACAACATCTTATGTTCGTGGTATCACACTGGAGAATTCTATTGTCATAATTGATGAGTTTCAATCGATGACACAACATGAATTGTATAGTGTACTAACAAGAGCTGGTAAAGGAACAAGGATTATAGTTTGTGGTGATACAAAACAAACTGATCTAGATGGTCGGAAAGAAAAGGGTTGCTATGATTGGTTCATCAATGTAGCAAACAAAATGCCTGATTGGTTTGACATTACAGAGTTTCTCCACACAGACATTGTTCGTTCTGATTTTGTGAAAGCATTGATTATGGCTGTTGAGAGTTAAATGGAATTAGAAGCGTTTGCTGAGAGAGTAACATCTGCAACAACTTTATTTAAAACTGTTCTCAAAGAGAAAGCATTAAATAATGATTGGTTTCGAATATATGAACGAAACATAAGTCAGTATGATGATACGGAGCATATTAATATGCTCTACCTCGTATATCTGAAAATGATTTTAGAGGCGCGCAAACGCGGCTATACCGACATTCTTGATATTGGATCAGGCATACAATGTGCAAAGATGATCGATCCAACAATTACATCATCAAACCCTCAATCCGCATTGACGGGTACTGCTGAATACTTTCAGTACATTAATCATGCACTCAACATTGAAGATGATGTTGTACTCGCTGATTGTATTAAAGAGTCAAACTGGATTAATACTCACAATACTTTTGATTGTTTATTGTTGATCCGGTTCTTTCCCTGGGACTTGGAAATTCTCCCATACACGAAGACCATTTACAAAAATATTATATGTGAATTGGATCGTACGTTGCGGCCTGATGGTGTAGTATGGTACAATCCTATAAGTCATGATAGATTTGAAACGATGGCGGGTGATACATATCAATTATGGGAGCCGGTTGAGATCATTAACACTCCTCGATACTATAAGCACTACGGACCAATTTACCAAATAACAAAATCAGACTTACACACGATTGCTCTATCATTATGATTACCACAAAGAGAACAAAATACTTCAACTTGAATCCGTTGCCATCGGTTACCCTACCGACAGAGACGGTTAATGGTAAAAGACATTACGTGACGCCAGAAGGTAACCGTTACCCATCTGTTACCACTGTTCTCTCTTCCATGTCTGCACAGGGGATAGCTGAGTGGCGCGCCCGAGTCGGTAACACAGAAGCAAATAAGATATCAACGCAGGCGTCTGGTCGTGGAACGAAGGTCCATCAGATAGCAGAAGACTACTTACTGAATAAAGAGAACTACCTTGATGGTCATATGCCTGCCAACATCGACACGTTCAATCAAATAAAGAGATATCTCGATGAGTGGTGTGATGATGTATATGGTAATGAGATTGCTCTATATTCAGATGATTTAAAGACTGCTGGTCGTTGTGACCTTGTTGCTCGTATTCATGGAATCAGAACAATTGGTGACTTCAAAACAGCCAAGAAGTGGAAAAAGGAAGAGTGGATCCAAAACTACTTCTTCCAATGTACCACATATGCGTTGATGTTGTATGAGCGACATCAAGTATGGTGTCCACAAATTTGCCTTATGATTGCTACTGATGAGGACGGCCTACAACCAATTTTAAAGCAAACTAAGCAATATGTAGAGGAAGTTCGTCACTTTTTCGATGATTGGCACGTTAAAAATAGCCAGTTGACTAATGTTCAAAACTAAGTTACAATGGTCTCACTGATCATCAATCAGTACTTTCTTAACCTAATGAAAAAGGATATATTATGTCAACAGTGAATCAGTCTCCCGTGAAAAATGCTTTTACTGAGTACTTCGATGAAATGGACTCTCGTAAAGCAAATAAAGAAGCCACTGCCGTGGTCGAAA